TTGAGGATTCATTAAAATATTAATTGTTCCTGGAGGTTGTCCGGTAGTAGGAGGACCAGCAACATATGGGCCATACATTGGCGTATTATTATAATATGTTACTCCTTCACTTATAAATGTAGATTGATAATATTGTGTTTGATAAAGATTTACACCGCTATACGCTGGATCTGGACTTAAAACATTTGGTATAACTAAACTTACAATATCAGTACCATTTATCGCGTCTCCTCCTTCATAAATAACATATGGAATTGGTATTCCTGACTCTAAACCAGGATTAGCCGCGACAATTTGACTAATAAGTAATGTAAAACCATTGTTAATCATTCTAAGAAATTGGGTATAATAATACACATAATAATATGAAGTGCTAAAATCCTGATATCCTACTCCCGGCGGTGCCGGTTGATATGTATTATTATGAGGAATAAATTGTAAATTAGTTGAATACGTAATTCCTAAATAATTCATAGTTATTACAAATGGTGTATTATTCACATTTGTGGGTGTAATTGGATCAGGAATAACAGGACAAATAAATATCGGAATAGTAGACCCATCAACTGAGAATCTTATTACAGATAAATAATAATCTGAAGGATTATCTATTATTGCCTGTGTTAATGTTACATCATATTCAGCTAATGAAAAAAATTCATTATGTTTAGATGTCATTAAAATATTATAATAAATTATATCCGAATCAACAGTTATCTGTTTATGATCATTAGAAATCATTATATATTAATTAGCAATATATTATTTAGATTGTTAAATATGTTACTAATTGATCATATGTAATATTGTTGTTTTTTGCTTTTTTAGTCAATAATTTGTAATATTCATCTAATAATAAATTTTTCAACATAATTCTAACACAACAATGACGGCCGCATGTAGCTATATTACTCCCATGAGATTGAAAAGCATAATTATTATATTCAATTGGCATATCTGCATCTAATAATAATTTTGTTAATAATGGTTTCTTTTGGCCGGAAGATTGACGAAAATTATTCGGAATATGTTTTAATTCATCATCTGGTAAATTATTTTTGTATGGATCAAAAAATTCAATTCTGTCAGGATGTCGTATGAGACAACACCAATGGCCATATGTTGGCTTTGTCAAATATAAAATTACAATAGAATCATAAGGATTAAAAATTTCTGTTAAATTATCATAATTAGCTAATTCGGGATATGTAATAACTTTTGTTTGTCCATCCAATATATTATAAATATCTTTGTTTGACAATGCTACTTTTTTATATTCATCAACTTCATCAAGTGTTGCCATGTAATAAATATAATATTACATAATAATATAATATTACAATGAATCCAGATCAAAATATAGTGAATAAAGTATCAATTTACGATATAGATCTTGATAGTTTAAATAATGATGAATTATTAAGTTTACAAAAAGAAATCGATTTAATTTTTAAACTAAGAGAAATTATATCAAAGCGTAAGGATATTATGATTTTGGCTTTAAAGGAACAAATGGAAAAAAAGAAGAAAATATTTATTACAAAAATGAAAAAAGAGATTGAGGAGGAATTAGCCGAAAATGAATCCAATGAGGAAGACGATAAACCAGTTCGTGCAACAAGACGTAAAGCCATAATAAAAAAAAAGTGAGTTAATATTATAAATGTTATTTAAAATATTAATTGTAGCTGGAAAATTTATTTTAACAAATATTATTATAAATCAAGCTGTTTCTAAAGTTATATTACCAGCACTAACAAGAGAAGTAACAAAACAATACTTTAATTACGTTAATCCCGTACGACATTTTAAATAAAAGTGGTTTATTAATAAATCAGATATACTTAATACATAATTTTTTAAACCCTCCATAAAATATAAAATCAGATATACTTAATAGAAAAAAAAGAGTTTTATTACGAGTTTTAAATCGTGTTTTTTCCAGAAAGTTTCTAGAATATTTTTTCGATTTTCAATTAATATTTTTTTTTACAGATTTTTTTATTCAATTTAAAACTCTTTATAATTATAGTTACTATATCTGTTTTTTCTAAATTCCGGGAGGTATTAAAAAATTATATATGAACCATTTCATTTTTTAGAAATATCCTCCTTTAGTAATATAGTAAGGTATGATATATTAATAATGTGATGTATATATATAATATGCAAAATGCCGAATATGTTAGTCGTATGATGCAAATTTATAGGGATCCAAATAGAGAAAAATGGGGATCAATGGGAGGGGCATATAAACAATCAGCGGGAATTAAAAAATTATTTGCAGCTATTAGAAAAAAAGAGCAAGCACAATTAACAAAATCTTCAATGGCTAAATTTTTACGTGCAGTTAAAGCTAGAGCCGCACCAAAAAGAAAAACAGTTGCGCAATTATTGCGTGAATATGATACAATTTATTCAAGAGCAACTAAACCAAAAAGAAAAACCCCAGCGCAATTATTACGCGAATATGATACACAATTTACTAAAACTAGAGCTAAAACTAGAGCTAAAAGAAAAACCCCAGCGCAATTATTACGTGAATATGATACGATATCTAGACAGAATTTATTAAAAAAAGATTTAAAACAATTATCAAGGCACAAATATGACATAATGGAAGAATATGAAAATGAAGATAATTCAGAGGAAGATTTTGAAGATTTGGAAATTGAAGATAGAATATATCGACTGATTCAAATATTAAATGAACATGGATATCATAATATATTACTTAACTTAGCTCTTAATATACAAGCTCCAACTATTCCAATATGGAGAAAAATAAAAAATGGTACGGCAACGAATAAAGAAGTTACTTATTATTTAACTACTATTATGCCTGAATATCTAACATCAGATGATCAAATTACTATATTAGATTATCTTGAAAATTTAGTAACCAAACCCAAATAAACTTATTAAATAATGTTATCTACATATATAATATGCAGAATCAAGATTATATTAATCGAATGAATCAAATTTATAGAGATCAAGCTCACCAAATTTATGGAGAAAAAGGGGGCGATTATGTTGATTTAGATTTTGGTAGAGGACGTAAAGTAAAAAGCACCAGAGGCAGAATAAAAAAACGCAAATCTATAAAGAGAGTAGGAAGAGGAGGAGCACGTAATTCATTATCAGCATATCAACATGTTTTAAATAAGGTGCGTCGAGCTCATCCAAATATGGCATTTAGAACTGCACAAGCTAAAGCTAGTAAAATATATCAAAAAATGCATGGTGCTGGAATTTCGAGAGGTGGGGCTGGACCTAAAAAAAAAATTAGTGAATTATTACGTGCATATGATACACAAGCCGCAAAATCTAGACCAATAAGAAAAACAGTTAAACAATCAGCAGGAATTAAAAAATTATTTGCAGCTATTAGGAAAAAAGAGCAAGCACAATTAGCAAAATCATCAATGTCAAAATTTTTACGTGCAATTAAAGCTAGAGCCGCAGCCGCACCAAAAAGAAAAACCCCAGCGCAATTATTACGCTCGTACGATGTTACAGAAGCATTAAGAAAACACGCATATGGTAAACCAAAACTTGAATATGACTTAAATTTAATAAACTTTAGACCACGCGCAAATAGAGGACCAAGTTTATTAAAACAGCTCTCTATGATGGAAAAAATGAGTAAAAGCAATGCAAATTTAAGTAAAATGAGTAAAAGCAATGCAAATTTAAGTAAAATGAGTAAAAGCAATGCAAGTTTAAGTAAATATATAGGAAGACGAGAAGCAGCAAGAGAAAAAGCATATTTAAGAGAAGTAGAAAAAATGAGTAAAAGCAATGCAAGTTTAAGTAAATATGTAGGAAGACGAGAAGCAGCAGAAGCAAGAGAAAAAGCATTAAGAGCAAGAAAAATATTATCAGAATTAGGTTATCGCAAATTTAAGTAAATATGTAGGAAGACGAGAAGCAGCAAGAAATAGGTTATTAATATGTCATCTAATATTATAATATGACATATTGTGGAATTGGCCCCATTCCTAAAGATAAAATACGCGGAACAATAGAAGAATGTTTGAATGCAAAACAAGTTAGATACTGGGGTATTGAAAAAATACCAAAGAATGTAATTGATGCACAAAAAAAAGATAAAAAAACATTACAGGCAGAAATGCTTAAAATGAAGAGTTTAGAGGGGAAAGCTAAAAAATTAATTGATGATGTTAAAAAATACAAATTAATATTAGATACAAAAACTAAACAAAAAAAGAAAATATCGAATATAGACCAAAAAAAAGGTAATAAACTATTAAACAAGCGTGATTTATTAATTAAACAGATTAAGAGACAGGGAAAACTTATTGAACGATTAAAGGAACAAGAGAAGAAATTTGAATTTAAATATATGAAAAAACAAGCTCCGAATATTGTAGCTCTCTTTAAAAAGATTAGAGAAAAAGAGAACAAACAAAGGACGGCATTTTATAATACGTTAATTGATTTAAGTATGTCAGGAATACGAGGACCTATATTAAAGTACTGGGGCAGAAATTAAATATAATATAATTATATA